TTGCCCAAGGCAATTCTTCACCTTCTGTCTGTGGTAAAAATCTGATAACAGCATAGCCATTACCTGTTTTATCCAATTCAGGTTTCCAGAATCTATCGTCTTGCGAACGGTTTAAAGATGTTGTGGGGGTTGATACTTTTTCTAACTCTTTAGTTAGTTTGTCAAAGTTGGACCTTGACCTTTTTAAATTTGCGAATGACATATTTTATCCTTTGTATTCGTTGTATTTGTATTGTGCTATTTAATCGCACATTGTTATTTATAATAGTTACAATGCCGCCGTGGGACTAGTTTGAATCACCCACAACCTTTCCCGACAAATCAACCATTTCTGAATGATAACGGTACTCAACGCCTAATCTTAACGCCTCACTCATTGGAGCATACTCGTTAAAACCATCACATTACAACTTTGTTACTGTTGTTCTGTCAGACGGAAGATATGTTTTAAACCATATCTATTTTACATTGTAATTAACATTATATCACAAAAGTGCTATAAAGTCAAGCTAAAAACCAATTTTTTTTACCAAATACTTTCATCAAACTCATTCTTATGCATATAAGAAACATTTGGCAGGCTATCCCATTGTGGCATCCTTTGTGAAATTGTGGAATTGCCTTCAGGATTTACCTTGATAAACTCTATATCTTTAAATCGTACCATACAGCGACCCATTTGTATAACCCAATTCTGCGGTGTTACTGAACCTTCTGTATCATTTAGGTACCCATATGTTGATTTGTAAAGGTTGTTTATAAAATCTGTGGTGCTATACATATCCATACCTAAAAGATAACATTTATCAGGTTTTTCTTCTTTACAAGCTATATACATTGCAGTAGCACCAGCACTCCAACCTGGATCCTCTGGTCCTCCATCACCTTCCCAACCAACATTGTAATCACTCATTACATTTCTCAATAATTCTATCTTATCGTGTCCATATGTCCAAGTGATATATACATTATCAAAACCATCACCTTTCCATCTATCAGTTTGTCTATCTTTATCTACGGCACCTTGACCGTGTATAACAAAACTTAAATAATGTCCTTCTGGATTTGCTTTCCATTCTCTTATTGTAGGATTTTTCATATTACTTGTTTGTGCCTCTTTCATCATATCAAAATGTTCAACAGGCATATTATCCCAACTTCTGAAATAACATTTATTCTTATGTGCATAACCTGAACGGTAAATTTCATGTTCTAACATTGGGTCAACTGCAATCAATCCATCAAGGTCATAATCCCTATAGATAGCATTACAACCCCATACCTTACCAGTTTTCTTCAACTCATTGATATCAATATCTTTGCGGCTTTCACCATTACCTAATACATATAAATTTTTCATATCATTTTTCTTATTTCTAATTTCATTCTTACCATATCAAATTTAATAAAAGGTCTGTATTTCAAAATCTTTGTTTTAATTGTTGGCCATATATAAGTTTCTAATATATCTCTATCAAATTTTTTTGTATAATTAAGTAAAGTTTCTAATATACACATAGTTTCTAATGTTATTTTTTTCGCCATATACATTTTTAATAAGATTGGATGTTGTCCTCTCGTAATTTTAAATATTTTATCAAAATCATTATTTGTTTTCTTTAATAACTTCTCAACATCAATCTTAAAATAATATGTTAATCCATCTATTCTTTTACGCCATTGATAATAGTTATCCTCATTAAAATTCTTTATATATGGTTCTTTATTACTGATATAATTACTGACGAAGAAATCAATAAGTTCACTACCATATGTTCTGGCTGCCCTAATAAAAAAGTATCTATCGTTTCGTTGTATGAAGGTCTCAAATTTCGCTTTAACCTCACCACCATACTTAAAATAATCATATTCATCTTTTGAAAAATGTAATTTAAGAGCCAAATACTTTTTATATGCTTCATATCCTTCTTTCATTACTCAAACCAATGCATATACGCTAGATATGGTACTAATATTGGATATACCAAGTGTTCAACAATTTCATACAAAACAAGTAGGGTTAATGCTATTGCCCACCACTTACTTGTTTTTGCTTTATTAGAAACATAACCAAACACTTTACTATGCCATTTACCTATCTTCTGTATTATTGCGTTCATTTGAATCATTACTCAAACCTATCTAACGAATTTTCTGCTACTCCAAACTTATCATCAATCCAATCTTTTTTATCTACCCAAAATAATCTTTCTTTATTTGGATGTATGTCTTTAACCAACGGTCTGTTCCAATTAATATCATTGTTTCTTTTTATTAAATTTTCCTTATTATCTTCTTTTCTGAACACCAAACAATATTCGTGTGTCTTTAAACAATTCAAGTTTGTTATTGCTTGTGTATATAATGGATGTCTTTTCGCAGGACTCATTTCTAAAATTATTTCGTCATGGTATGTTAAATGTTTTTTTAATATGTCTTTCGTATCACTACAAAAATCATATAATTCACCATCTATCCTGAAATTCGCTACTACAATCGCAAAGAAGCAACCTGGTTTTAATATGTTAGCACTCTTTTCTAAAATAGTCTTATAAATGTCTAAAAAGTTTTTATATATTTTTATGTCTGTTAATTGACCATCAACACTTTCATATTTCTCTATGTTAAAATAAGGTGGGCAAGTTATTATCATATCAGCAACACCGCCGTTCAAATGTAAATCCATATATTCACTACTAGTGTGGATTAATTTTAAATATCCTAATTGTCTTCCCTTTTTAAGTATGTCATATTGTTCTTTTGCTTCTTGCAAGTTATCATATACAACATCAAATCCTACATAATTTCTTTTTAATAATGTTGATACTAATGGTCTGGAACTTCTTCCTGCAAAAGGATCCACAATAAAGTCATCCTCTTTGGTCCACATTTCAATTATTCTTTTTGCATATTCAGAATTAAACTTTGATAGAAAAGAACCTCTACCTTGTTTGAGAAAATCCTTTTGTGCGACTTTATTGTGGTCATAAGATTTAATATCATCTACAAGTTTATCTATGTTATTACCCCTACTATATTCCCAAAAAGATTTTGGTTCATAGGAAAATTCATACAATCCTTGTTTTCTTAATCGTTCTACATACATTAGCTGTCAAGTACACCTATTATCCATAGGGTACCAAAAATAATATATAATATTGTTACTGGTTCCATAATATCTCCTTTCAGACAGGTAATCTAGCTGTCTTTGGTAAAAAATTAAGGTCTTCAGCATTTACTTTGACCTTTTCTTTTAAGTTACGATTTATTAATTGTTTCACCTCGCTTGGATCAATTTCTTTTTCTTGACAATAATCTAATATAGCATCCATATGTGTAATCTTTTTCTCACTTACTCTTCCTTCAATAAGTAAAGCAAACTGTTTAGGTGTCATTAATCTTTACCTTCCAACATTGTACCTTTATATGGAACACCTTCCCAATCATAAGGAGTGGTCACCTTTTCTTTTTTTTCTTCTTCATATAATATCGCACATATCAAAGCATAATTAGCTAAATCAATAAGTGTATCTCTTATACTTTCATCTTTAACTTTTAATTCTTCCTGTTTTAAAAAAGACATAAGACGGCTAAACTTATCACCAATACGGACAGCACAACCTTTCCATGCAGGTATACCACCCATTTCACTTAACCTAAAATTTTTGAAAACATCCGCTTTGTCAGCGTAATCATGCCGTTTGGCATTGTGGACTTCTTTCATTTCATCTAATAATGTATAAAATATTTCACTTTGTTTTGACATAATAATCCTTTTAATGCCTGTTTCTGTTGCAAGGTACAGGCAAACCCCAACAGCCTAAGCTGCTAAAGCATATTCGTAAGAATCTGCGTTTATTTTTTTGGTCATTTAAGGAAACCACCCCTATCCTCTCCAGCATAATTTCTAATATCTGTCGACCCTATTTCACCCCCAAACTTAATAGGGATGGTGGAGGTGGAGGGTATCGCACCCTCGTCCAGTCTATTTACTTTCATTACCTTCATCAAGAATCTCTTTATGTTTGTTCACCTTCATAGAATTTAATTTCTTTAGCATAACCTAATACACAAGTTTCATTTTTATCTAACATTGTCATCAACACAGACATATCAAATTTATGGTCTTTATGTACAAATACAGTAAGCATTGCAATCACTTCACCTGTTGCTGTAATTACTTTACCCACAACTAATGGTTCATTGTTAAAGTTTTCTGTTACTGTTTTCAACATAAATTCTGTTGGACCACAATATACTGGCACAGGTTTTTTCATCAGACCTGGTGTTTCATATATTGGTGGTTTTACAGGTTCATGTTCGTGTTCTGCCTTCGCTCCATTCATTGTAAAAAATGATGTAATTATTATAAACATCCATAATATCCATAATTTTTTAAATATTTTCTCCATTTTCTACCCACTTGTAAAATTTTTCTATAGCGTCTTTTAATTTTGGTAAGTAATCGTTCTTATTCTTTTTAAATATTTGTGTAGTTCCTTCCTCCGTTACGATTAGGATTACAACTTGTTCAATGGGTTTGTTAAAGTGCTCTTCATACATTTCTGCATAAGCACTTCCTTGAATAAAATAATTTTCTATCCAATCTTCCTTTTTTTCACCTTTAGATGTTTTAAAATCTATAACTGATAATACGCCGTCATATTCAGCAATACAATCACATCTTCCAGCAACTGTATATTTTTCTGAATACATTTGTGCCTCTTGTAGGCATATACTATTTATCTTTTTTAATTCGGGTTGTAACACATTGAACATCATTTTTGGTAAAAATTGTTTTTTATATTTTTCGTTTGAATTAATATCCAAATTATTTAAATAGTCTTCAACCATACTGTGTACTGCTTTGCCTCGATTAGCAGCAGTTATCATTATATGATTAGCAACATCATCTCCTACTTTTTTTCTCCATTCAACCAAACCTTCTTTCTGTCTTATTGATAAAACAGAAGTGATAGATGGAAAAATCTTTTTTGTTTCTATGATTTCGTAAAATCTTTTACCGTTGACATTCTTTGCTTTAAGAAGTGGTAAATTACCTTGAGGTGGGGTGTGTGTAAAATCTTGTGTATTCATTATAAAGTCCTTTTTTTAATACAATATCTCTATTATATCACAAAAAGATGATCCTGTCAAGCCTATATCATATCCAAAGCTAATTCTGTTGTTTCTTCAACTCGTCTTGTCCAACCTCGACCAAATGTATCAAAGTGTGATAATCCCTCGTAATATTCTTGTCTAGCGTTCTGATAATTCTCTATGGATGTTTTAAGTCCTTCTTCATCAAGGTATCTACTTAATGCACCTAATGTATTAGGTCCTATCCCACCATCTGCTACAGTACCAATCATTGTCTGCAAGTATTTAGCAGCACGACCTGGTCCTGCATTTACAGCAAAATCAAATACACATAAATCCAATCCTTCTGGCATATCATCACATTTACATTTGTCCCAATAATTTTCTGCATAGATAGGTTCTACATCCTCTTGTGTTAATGCTTTCATATCTTCTACAGTTACATCTTCATCTAACCAATCTTCATAAGTATTTCTTGTTACGCCCAAATTTGTAATACCACCTGGATCTTTTGGATGATTAACAAAACCGCCTTCGTGTTTCAATATTATTCCTAAACATTTTTCAAAATTATCCGTCATAGTGCAATCCTAATTTTATTTTATCTATTAAATATGATTTTATAAGACCACTTCTTACAATATCATTTAAATCAAATTCTATACAATCTACATCTTTCATAGCTTGCATAATACTTACAAAATTTAATATACCATTTCTATCATTGGTCTTAATTAAATCTGTTTGTTGTACATCACCAGCAAATATAATTCTGGTGTTTTGACCTATTCTGGTCATAATGGTATCTAATTCGTGGAAATTTAAATTTTGGCATTCATCAACAATAATAATACCATCATCTATTGTAATACCTCGTAAAAAACTTGTGGATAAAAATTCTATTGTGCCTTGTTTCTGTAAATCTGTATATAATCTATTAAAGTCCTCGTCAGAAGGTCGTTTAAACATAAATCGTACCATATTCTTGTATGGTACCTGATATAGATATGCTTTATCTTGTTCATCACCAGGAAAAAAACCTGTATCACCTGTTGGCAATAATGAACGGACAATATATACTTTTTTCTGTGGTGATTTTGTATCTAATGCATTTTTTAAAGCAAGATACAAAGCAATAAATGTTTTACCTGTACCTGCAACACCATATAAAAACAAATTCTTATTTGCTTCATAAGATTTAAATGCTTCTTTTTGATTGTCAGTAATTGGCTTAATCACAACCAATTCTTTATTTGATATATTTAATTTTTCTTTATCCATAATATTTTTGGGCGATAACTCAGCTTACTAACTCGGGAAAGATAACAAATATCCCTACCTGGTGCTGTCATCTACCTACCTTTATTTATTTTTCTGTGTTTCTTTACCACTTCTTTTGTCTTTATATCTTTATTACTTCGTTGTCCATATCGTTGTCCTAAAGGACTTTCTGGATGTTTTTCTGCAATTCTACTCAACTGGTCTTTCCAACCACTATCTGTTTTACCATCAATAGTTCCAACACTTGATATAATATTCAATGTTGAAGGTATGCATAGTTCAAGATTAGGATGTTTCTCCCTA